ATATCGGCATGCCGCATGATGGAATGAAGGGGGAGATTGTAACAACGATGTCTCACCGGAAAAAATCGCGTCTTGGAGCCTCATACGGTAGGGCCGTAGCCCCATATCCAGAGGACCTGTGATCATAAAATTTAAAATCTAATTTAAAATCTAATTTAAAAATAATTTAAAAAAAAATTTAAGAAAATTTAAGTTTAGGGTCCCATCCGAATAAATCGAATCTAGGATTTAGACATATCTGAAAAATATTTAACTGCCACGTAAGTTCCAATAAAGGCTCCAATTACGATTGCAGTAATATAATAAAAATTCTTAAGGTATACGATTGTGGCGAAGGAGGATAGAAGATACATGACAACGCCGGTAGATGCGGCTAAGAATGCTTGTTTCTTGGCTACAAAGATATAATATATTGCGTATAGGAAATCGAATGCAACATAAGTTAGAAATAAAAGGATTGCGACACCCCAGTTAAACTGCTCTTGATTAAAGTCCATAGACTATAATAGAAGTATGTTAATATATGGTATCAATGAGATTTCCAATTTAGAGGATAAAAGAATCTTTGTAGTTGATAATTTTTATCGGGACCCATATGCAGTGAGGGAGTTTGCGTTGAAGCAAAACTTTATAGATGACTTAAGATACTATAAAGGTCGTAGGACGGAAACTAGGTTCCATATTCCGGGGACGAAAGAAGCCTTTGAATCAATCATAGGAAAAAAAATAACTTCTTGGGATAATCAGCCGATGAATGGGGTGTTCCAATCCTGTAATGCTCAAGATTCTTTAGTTTACCATATAGACAGTCAGAGTTGGGCGGGTATGGTATACTTAACTCCTGATGCTCCATATGAGTGTGGCACTTCGATGTATGCTCACAAGACTACAGGTATTCGACATGGATCTGATCCTCGTATTGATTCTGCCTTCTCTGGGGGCTTCTATGATAAAACTAAGTTTGAATTAGTGGATACGATTGGAAACGTATTTAATCGCTTGGTTATATTTGATAGTAAGTGTATTCATGCGGCTTCCCAGTATTTTGGTCAGACCTTAGAAGATAGTAGATTGTTCCACATGTTCTTCTTTGAATAATATGAAATTTAGTTTAATCACCCCTACGCACAAGGTGACTCCCTTTTTAACTGAGTTGTATCAGAGTATACTTACCCAGACTCATACGGATTGGGAGTGGGTTATTTGGTTGAATGGTAAGGCTGAGAGGTCTGATCTTCCGATAGAGATTAAGAATAACCCTAAGGTTAAAATTTTTAAATTTACTGGAGAGAATAACAATATTGGGTTCCATAAAAATCAGGCGTTTCATCTTGGGACTGGGGATATCCTAGTCGAAGTTGATCACGATGATATTCTTATCGAAAACTGTCTAGAAAAATTAAATATTGCTTTTCAGGACTCTTCAATAGGATTTGTGTATTCTGATAACTTATCTTATCACATGGAAGATAAGTTTTTACCATTTAATGCAGCTAATGGGTGGACCTACAAGAAATATAAGTGGCGCGATAAGGAACTTATTGCCATGGATAGCTTTGAGCCTACAAGTAGAAGTCTAGCTTTTATTTGGTATGCGCCTGATCATGTGCGAGCTTGGAGAGCTAGCGTATATAAGGAAATTGAAGGCCACAATCCTGAATTAGAAGTTTGTGATGATCATGAACTTATGATCCGAACTTATCTCAAGACTAAATTTTTGCACGTACCTGAACCTTTGTATGTTTACCGAATTACGGGAGATAATACTTGGTTAGAACGCAATGCTAAAATTCAGACGATGACAGTGGAACTCTGCCACAAGTATGCAGTTAAATTAGCCGAAAGAGATACAGAGCTACGAGGATTAAAGAAAGTTGATATTGGAGGCGGATTATTTCCGAAGCCAGGATATTTAACCATTGATCAAGAAGGTGCAGATATAACTTGCGATCTGAACGATGGGATTCCATTACCTGATAATAGTGTTGGAGTTTTGAACGCTAGCCACGTAATTGAACACCTACGCGATCCAGTTAAGACTATGCGCGAAATCCATCGGGTGCTTGCTGATGGTGGTTGGGCATTTATTGAGGTGCCTTCCACAGACGGGCGTGGGGCTTGGCAAGATCCAACTCATGTAAGCTTCTGGAACGAGAACAGCTTCTGGTATTACACCCGTCAGGACAAAGCACAGTTCATACGAAATAAAACCATACGGTTCCAATCGTTTAGATTAGATACCGTATGGTGGGAGGATAAGATTGCGGTGACGAATGCTTGGCTCTGTGCGATTAAATCGAACGATAAGCGGCCTCACCCAGTTTTAATCTAAAGTGAACTACTTGGAGGGAGATAAGGATCTTCCTTCATGAAGAAGACGAAATCGTTGGTTTTATCATCCCAGGACATTTCAACGAGGCCATCCTTAACTAATTGGTGAAGTGTATCGTTAATCATCTCAGTGTTAAGTTTCATGAGGCGCTCTTCACTCATAATATACATTCCGAACTTGGGTGGGAACATCTTCTTATATTTCTCGCAGAGTTCCTCAGTAGGGCATTCCTTAAGCATCTCAGAAGATTCTTTAAGGTAGTCGATAACCTTTGCGAGGTTATCTTCGGGGAATTCAAACTCCTCGTCTTCCATGTATTCGTCTTCGTTCATGTTAGTATGGGTCCAAAAATACTTGTGGGTTGCTCCAAGAATTCTCTAAACTTAATTCCTGATGTTTAATCTCGTGTTCCAGTTCGTGAATTTCGTCTACAAGGTTATTATAATCCATCTCAAGTGCTTTATACTTGCAGGACAGATACATCATACCCTCTACAGTAACTGGGACACGCTCTCCGAGGATCTCGATAAATTGTGTCGTTTCAGTAACATTCTGCCACATTATCATGCGATTCTCCTGGTCTCTAGTTTGTGCTCTTCTATCTTCTTATTTAGCTCAGACGCGATGTTGGAAAACTTAATATCTAATTCTAGGATTCTCGCATCGAGGTATGCAAGGCGCTTGTAGAGGAAATAGTCGTATACGAGCAGGTATAGAGTTACTACAAGGGCGGTTATTAAATAGCTCATGATGCGGCATCCTGATAAAGGTCTACATTCCAAATACCAACGTTGCGATCTAGATTAATTGCGAACGCCTTGTTGGTGAGCTTCCCCGGTTCTCTGTCGTTGATAAGATAACGAGGGCCTGAGCCACAATCCGTAATTAACTTGTGGAAGAAGACACCTTCAATAGCTAGGAGGCGCTCAAGCTCATCCTTCTGCGAGTCCGGGCGTCCAGTCGTAATAATAATCTTAAAGCCCTGGACATGCCAAGACAAAAGTTTATCCTTGGTTCCATGTAGGAGGCTAATCCTTAGTGGAGAGAAGGAGCCTAGGTAATCATTTGGGTGGTAGATGAGGCAGCCGTCGAGATCACAAAAGATTGTCTTGGTCATGGGCGTATTATATGCAGGTAATTAAAAAATTCAACTCCCAAGTGCCTAAATACTTTAGGAGGTAATTATGCTAATTAAACTTCAATTCGGTTTACGTCCTGTAACCCACTGTTCAAGCGGGTGTTGAATCAGGCACCTTCCATCCGGTTTCGGAGAAGAAGGTGCAAAATCCAAGCTGCTGCGCTACCTAGGAATCCATCGAATACAAGCGCAACCGGATTAAAACTCCAGGGATACCACATCGTATTCGCAGTAGGGCTGTAGATTCCTAGGGAATAAATAATTCCAAGCCAGAATCCTACGCACAGTGGACAGTTAATTAGTTTAGCTAGGAACTTAGCAAACCAGAAGGTTCTGAGCGTGCCACCCACAAACTCACCTTGAGCACCCTGGTCTCGCTTGCTAAATTCAATCCAAAGACGAATAGGTTGGAGTAGTCTTGAAAAGACGATACCATTGGCACCGCCATAGCAACTGAGAATAAAAATAACTAAGGATACTAGGTCACACATTATTTACACCATATTGGAAGACGGAACATTCGTTGGAACGCTTTACGATTTTGGTCCCAAGTATCCCTCATCATACCATCAGAGTTGTGAAGAATCAAGACCGGAATCGTTTTATTTACAAACCCTTGTTCGTAGGCAGTTAAGGTGTAGTAGAGGTCGTAAAAGTCCCAGTTGGTTGGAAACTCCTTAGGTTTCTGGAGACCAACCTGATCTAGGGTTGATTTTCTGGCAGCAAGGAAAAGACCATCAAGCACCACTACATTTCTACATGGGCCAAAGTAATTGGGGGTCATGGTTTTATGATCATCACCCTGGAAGACAAATCCACTGTGTAAACCCTGCTGTCTTCTCCCCATGTCCCACCAGACAGCATCTGTAGCTAAATACGTAGTCCCTGCTGGGCCAACAAACCCTACCTTCTGGTCGGACAGAGATTTAGTTAAAGTCTCTACAAAATCATCTCTATCTGATAGTATTTCAATATCATCATGACACAAAATAACTATATCTTCAGGATCAGGAGTTAATGCTTTTAACCCATCTTCATATCCTTTAAACATACTTTCTGCATCGTATGAGATATGATATAAGATATTAGTTTTAGCTAAGTAGTTTACTAGTTTAGGTAGAGATTTAGTTGGTTTATCTCTCCTACTACATATAATAGTATATATCATATAAGGTTATAATAGAATGGAAAATTTATCTGATGCAAAAAAATTAAAAGAACTTAAAAAATGTGCAACTGACCCGGTATATTTTATCTCAAACTACATTAAAGTGGTTCACCCTATATTTGGGTTAGTTAAATTTGATTTGTATCCATTCCAAAAAAATCTTGTTACTGAGTTTAAAAACAACAGATTTAATATTCTCAGAAAATTTCGACAGGCGGGATGTACAACTTTAGTTGCCGCCTACTCACTTTGGAAGTGTATATTTACCGATCACTTTAAAGTTGTAATTCTTTCAAAAGATGACGATGCGTCTATGGAAGTGTTATCCAGAATGAAAACTGCTTATGACGAGCTTCCACAATGGATGAAACGTGGATTAGTTAAAGATTCTGCCCACTCTATGAAGTTTGATAACGGTTCTGAGATTAAATCTAAGTCTTCCAGTAAACAATCAGGACGTTCCGTAGCTGGATCTTTACTAATTTTAGACGAAGCTGCATTCATTGAGAACATAGATACTATATGGGCAGCAGCTTTCCCCATAATTTCCACAGGTGGTTCGGTAATTGCATTATCTACCGTTAATGGTGTTGGTAACTGGTTTCACAAACAATATGTTGGAGCTAGGCGTGGTGAGAATACTTTCCATGCTATTGATATTAATTGGAAAGATCATCCACAATATCACAGACATGCTGGCTATGAGTTTATGTATGAAAAACTTAAAGCCCAAGATCCACCAATTGATATTGATAAGTGGGAAACCACTACACGCGGGGCTATCAGCCATAAAGAATGGCTTCA